TGGCTATACTTGTAGTTGATGTTGCTGTTAAGTCTGCGCCAGCACTTAATGCACCAAATAATTTTGTTTGTGTTGTAGATGTTGTGCCAATGACTGTAGTATTTGTACCTAGACCAACTGTGCCATTGCCAATAACTATTGAGCCAGCAGTATCAACAGCAGTTACATTACTGCCAACTCCAATAACTATATTATTACTTCCAGTCCTCAATGCAAGCGCATTACTGTTGCCAATACAAATGTTAGAACTACCAGTAGTAATTAGCACTCCACAATCTCTGCCAATTCCGATGTTATTTTCTGCGGTTGTAGCCGCAAGCAATGCGTTTGAACCAAGTGCGGTATTTCTACGACCACTGTTATTTGAACCTAGCGCATTTACTCCAATTCCTATATTTTCATTGCCGCCCCCTGAAACATTGCCAATATTGGCTTTTAATGCTAAAGAACCTATGGCGACATTATTTTGACCAAGAGTATTTACTACTAATGCACTTGAACCAATTGCTACATTGCCAAGACCTGTAGTATTAGCTTTTAAAGCTTGATTCCCTATTGCTACATTAGTATTTCCAGTTGTGTTAGCGTTAAGCGTTTCAAAACCAAGTGCTAAATTACTTGAAAGATTCCCTGCACCCAAGCCAACTCGCAATGTGTTGACTGTAACATCTGTAGCAAATGATGGGTTGCTGTTTAATACAACACTACCTGTACCTGTAGATGCAACTGCGCTTGTATCACCTAGTATTGCCTTTTCAGCAGGGTAAGTACAGAATACGTCTTTAGCAGCAGAGCCAAAGTTAACCAAAGAGCCAGCGTTAGACGATTCTAAAACTGTGTCACGAGTTAATGTACCAGCACCTACTGTTCCTAGCCCTACTTCAAAGTTACCTGTACCTGATTCAGTAATGGTGTAATAAGTTGTGTTGCCATTACCAATAGCACTAGAAAACGTTTGGAAAGATTGTGGTGCGCCTGTAAGCGTTAATGTTCCTGTGCCTGATGTGACACTATTCTCTCTTACCCTATCCTTAACGATTAAAGGCATTTATAACTCCTAATTAGGCGATACGTAAGATTGCGTTTGATGCGTCAGGTGTTGGGAAGCTAATTGTAAAGTCGCCATCTGTTGATGTTTTATCCGCACCAAAGTCTAATACTGCAACCGCTGTGTTATCTGTGCTGTTGTAGATTAAAGCGCCTCGTGCAGTAATAGTAGCATTGCTCCACGTTGTATCTGCAAAGTCAATAAACGCTGTGGTGCCTGATGATGTAGGAATTTGAGAGACTGTTAGCGTATTACCTGTTGCAGTATACCCCGTACCTACTACTTCGTTTGTTGACGAGTATGCTGTAGTCGTTGCACCTAGTGTTGCTGATGATGTATACAACGCAATCTTGTATGTTTTTGGTGTACCTGTATTAAAATTCTGTGCGCCACTAAGTATTTGAACCTTAAAACTTGTGCACATTGCTTGTGAAATTGGCATTTGAAACTCCTAAATATATAAATAATTAAACTACTGGAACCCGTACTTGACCGCTACGATATGAATCACGTCTATTTTTGCCATCACCCAATTGTTTGAGTAAGAACATTGCATCGTCATAGCGTTTTTGATAGCCAGCGATAACATCCGGTTCACCCTTCATATACGTATAAGCTTCCAATAAAGACCCATACAATAGAGCGGAATCAAAATTGTCACCGAGCCAAGTAGTGCCAGCAGTAACAATGGAAGCAGGGTAATAGTAATAGTGTAGCTCCATACTGTATGACGCATCTGGTGTAGGCCCTAATAAAAACGTATTCTGGTCAAACAAAGAGTAATACACAGGTAGCCCTGTATCCGTTGGTTGTGGATATGCTGAGCGAATAAAGTTTACATCCTTGTCTAGTAGGTAGGTGTAGTTGCCCGTCGCATTAATCACAGCAATAGAAAAAGTTGCTAACCAATCACTTGGCGCTGACAAATACTTATTATTTACAGTCACATTACCTGTTACGTTTTTACGCAAGGCTGGTAGTTGAACTGTGTTATAAATGCGCTGTTCTGCCTGCTCAATAAATGTATTGATGTCAGTCGTTTCAAACTGATTCTCGGTGTAGCTTTCTATCTCAGCAACTAATTCTGCGTAGTTCATGTTTTACCTTAAGCTAACGGACCGCGTGATGTAAAGCCCTTAGTAGCAGCACCTTTACCACGTTGCGCTACGCCAGAAGTTTTAACTTGGTTTCGGCCTGGATTACCACCGCTTACACGACGAGCTGGCATATCGTTTGTTGAGTCTGATGCGCTCACTGTGTTTGGGTCAGTTTGGTAACTAATGTCTGCATTAGGTACGATTTGTGGTTGTTTATATTCAGCCATGATATTATCCTTTTTGGTTAGCAGCACGTGCTAAGTTACGGCCCATTTTTTTCATAGCGCCTGATGTTACTGTGCTTGCTTTGTTACCTTTTGAAACGCCACCATCTACTGGCAATTTAGCACCATCGATACCTAATTGTTTACCTTTAGTCTTACCTGTTTTCTGTACGCCATTTGCACCTGATTTAAAAGCCATTTTACTACTCCTTAAGTTGTTGTTACGGTCACTGTACCTACTGCACCTTGTGCCACTAGGTTGTTTACTTCTAGTCCAATCGGGTCATTAAAACCAACTGGCGCCCATCCCCACTGAATTACACGACTACCACCATCACCACCTGGACCTGACTGATAATAACCTAAATCCGGTCTTGGGTTTCTAACTGCTTGTGGGTCAGTAACAGGGTACATCCCTAGTTGTAGTTGCGGTTGGTCCGGTTCCCAGCAATCTGGGCATACAAGTATATTAACATTTTTAGTCTTAATTACCAACTCTCTTAACTGTGATAGCTTATATCTCCAGCCACACCTGTCGCATTGGGCAATTGCAAACTTACCACTTGAAAACATAGTTGCCATTATCTAAGTTTTCCACGGGTCTTACCACGTTGCGCACAGCCATCACCACGGCTTGAGGCTTTAGATGTTTTAACCACTCCGCCTTTTTTAAATGGCTCAAATTTACCTGTTTCAGGATTTAGTCGTTCTAAGTCTTTTGCTTTTACTGCTCTATTTGCTGGTACATTATTCTTGGTAGTTCTGACTGTAACTGCGTCCTTGCCACCTTTCCACTGTCTACCGAATGAACCTTGTTCATCGCCACCACTCCACCATTTTTTACCTTCAGCATATTTAGCATTAGGGTTAGCTTCTAAGTAGCCTGATTTTCTAGCTGCTTCGGCTTCAGCCTGTGACATATTTCGGTACCCGTGAGTAATTTCTGATGGGTCATTAGGCATGCGTATAGGGTTAGATTTGGTACTTAGTTCACGACTTGTAACTATTTCATTAACTACTTTAGGTCTACGAAGCATGTCTACTTTGTTAGCAATTGCACCTATGCCTTTACCTACAGCTTTACCAACTGGGCCTGCTAAAAACATTTCTTCTAGCGGATAGACCGACTCTAATGGTTCATCAGGTTGCCCTGTGTACCCGCCATTATCAAACTTCTTTAGTCTTTTCTTAGCCATGTTATCTACCTTATAAACTGCATGCGTGGCGCTAAGCGAATAGGTGCCTTCTCTCTATCTTCATCAGCTGCTAGTTGGAATGCTTGTTCGTATTCGGCCTTGAGAAACTGCACTCTGTCCATTGCTTCTGGTATCTTTTGTGATAAATAGAACGCTAGTCCTGCAACCATACATGGTAAGAAGCGATAAGGAATGTCTTGTGTGTAAGTGCCGCCCTCACCCGCATCTTGGATTCGGCGTAGTCTAAAGTAAACAAACGTATAGAAGTTGCTTTGGTCCGGTGCAGGCCACACGTTAATTGTTGGATACTGAACCCCTGTAGGTGCTGGATTTGTAGCACCAGTCTGACGATTTATCCATACTTCAATTGGTCTACCCTGTGCGTTTTTGTTTGGGATAGTAATGTATGTTGATGAAGAAACACGTGAAATAGTGATGTCGGTTTGGTTCTGACCAGTTCCTGTACGGACTACGTGGTCTAGCAAGTCAATGGTATCTGCAGGTAAGTCGTACTCAATCTGCCCTTGAACTAAAGGAATTACCCCTTGTTCAATCGTCCATAGGTTAATGCCGCGGTTTGCCCACTCAATAGTAAGTAAGTTTAAACTACGACGCGCTGTCTTTAAATCATAACCCGTGCGTAGCTCAGAGCCACAACGCTCAAACGCTTCTTCTACTAGATTGTTTAGGTCTAGGTTAAAACTAGTCGTGCCTGTCGTTGTCGTTACTAATGCCATATTATCCTTTTTCCCACTCAAACATAATTTGCACAATGAATAGATTAATAATTAAATAGTTACTATCTTCGTGGTCAGCCAATTCAGCACCAACCATCATGCCTGTAATAAAACTTGTGTAGCAAGCTATCATATTATTTTACCTTTCTAAAGGGTTTAACTTTACTTTTAATCTTGTCTGGCTGTGCTACAAACTGTTTACCAGCTGCTTTACCTGCACGTTTTGCTTTAGTAGTTGCTGCATATTCTGCTGAGCTAAGTGATTTAATTGCCTTTTCAGGTAGGTATCGTTCACCCGTTTCAGATGATTTTTTACCTGACTTGGTAGTCCACTTTTGGTCACCCCAAGCTTTTAGAGATTTCTGGCTTTTGGCTAGACCGCTCATTTATACCCACCACCTGATTCTTTATATCGCTTAGCTAGTAACTGTGCTTTACGTGCTGACCATTGCCCTGCAGCTGTACCGTGGGTTGCAGAAGCTTTAATGCTTTTAAACAATGCTTCTCGTTTGCTAGGTTTAGTATAATTACCAGCCTCATTAACTTTAGACTTAGTTTCACCACCTTCAGCAAGTTGTTTTACAGGTCCACCTTTTACATACTCTTTTACAAACTGAGGTTTATCTTTACGCACAATAGTTTTGCCTTTAGCCCCTGGCATTTTGTCTTTGGCTATACATCCCATTCCACGTGAAGGTCTCATTACATCATTCCCCCAAACATGCCCATGCCCGGTCTAAATTTCTGCATCGCACGTTGCGCTTCTTGACGTTCGTCACGCCTTCCCATTCGATGTTGCGTTGGTGCTTGTGGCATCTGCCCTGCGTTTTGTGGTAAGCCACGTAGTTGTTGTGAAACCGCTTGTAGTGGTGATTGCCCAGGGGTTTGTTGTGGCATTTGACCTTGTTGTTGCATCATTGCTTGTTGTGCGTATTGAGGTAGTTGAGCCATCATTCCTGGCGGCATTTGTTGTGGAGGCATTTGACCTAGTTGCTGTAGGGTTGGACCGCCTTGTTGTGGCAATGGGCCTCCAAATGTTTTTTGCACTTGTGGTTGATTTTGGTAATACTCAGGAGTGTGTAACGTCAACGCATCCATCATAGGATTTTGTTGTGGTTGTTGTCTTTGCATCAAGTTTTGTTGTTGCATTGCGTACGCCTGTGCTTGTGACGTTGGTATTTGACCTGCGTTTTGTGGTAAGCCACGTAGCACAGTGCTTAATTGTTGCAATTCTTGCGGTGATGATGGTGTACCTTGTAGTTGCTGCGCGTAAGCTTGTTGGGCGTATTGAGGTAGTTGACCTGCTTGTGCGTCCTTTAGTTGTTGCATTGCGTACGCCTGTGCTTGTGACGTTGGCATACCACCTTTACCACCCATAGCAGCTTGTTGCTGTTGCATTTGTTGTTGCCGCATCTGCTCCGCAATTTGCGGATTCATGTTTGCAAAGTCTTGTTGTTGCATCATTGGTTTTTGTGGTTGATTATTGTACATACCGTAGTTTGGTTGGAACCCGCCTTGTTGTGGGCTTATCGATGACATTACTCTTGGGTCTGCTTGCATACCGCCTTTACCGCCTGGTGCTGGTTGCTGTACTTGTGGCTGTGGTTGTGCCTGTGCTGCACCGCCTTTACCGCCCGGTGCTGGTGTGTTCACGTTTGAAGGTTGTGCTGAACCTGTGTTTGGTGTTGCTCCGCCTGGAGCTGTTGCGCCCATACCCATATTAAAATTCCTTTACCATGTTAACTTGTTGGCAATCATAGCCTATTTTATTTAGAAAACTACGTGCCCAACCTGGGCGCCCCATAAGAGTAATACCGTTACACCCTAAACCTTTAGCCCAAGCTGTAATACCTACTTCAATTGCTGCAATCCCTTCGATGTTTCCACCAGCCAAAAAGCAATGTGCCATCTTAGCTCTAGGGTACTGCGTAATCTGCATAATAAGCGCACAGTCTTCACCAGCCCAAAGGCTTAAGTTTCCGGTTGCTACGTCATACAGTAAATCTTCAATGTTGTGGGTTCCATGAGAATATTCTAAAGCGTCACT